TGGGTGGATATGCAGGGTATTTAATGATGCCTACAAGTTTTGCTATGCAAAATATTCAAGCTATTGAAATGCAAAACCAGGTAATGCTTTCAAATTATACATTTAATATTATAAACAATATATTATCTGTATTCCCAATCCCAGGAACTGGTGATTTTGAATGGGGTATAGATGATGGTGGTGGATTAGGATATGGACATTATTTAATATTTGACTTTATTAAAATCCAAGATAGAATTGATGCTTCTTTTGCTGACGGTACTAATAAAATTACTAATACCTCAGATGCTCCTTATTTAAATCCTACTTATGCTAAAATTAATTCAATAGGTAGAAGTTGGATTTTTGAGTATACTTTAGCTAAAGCTAAAGAAATGTTAGGTTTAACTCGTAACAAATATTCTCAAATTCCTATTCCTGGAGATGCTGTAACTTTAAATGGTGATTCTTTAGCTACACAAGGTATAGCAGAACAGGAAGCTTTAATTACAAGATTAAGAGATTATTTTGATCAAACTTCTCGTCAAGCTTTACTTGAAAGAAGAGCAGCAGAATCAGCAGCTAGAGTACAAGAAATTAATCAAGTTCCAATGACAATTTATATAGGATAATATGGCACTATATGGACAAATGCGAGATATTTCTATGTTTCGATTCGTAAATCGCGAGTTGATGCAACGAATTATTTCTCAACAAGTAGTGTTTTATAAATACAATGTTGTTACAACTAAAGTAAACATGTATGGTGAATCAGTAGAAGGTAGAAACTTTGCTGATCCTGTATTATTATTTGCTTTAATTGAAACTAGTAACTTTGAAAACCCAATAGATGATTTTGGAGTTGATTTTAAATGGGAAGTTACTTATAAATTTTTACGTGATGATTTAGTTGATGCTAATGTTTATCCTGAAGTAGGAGATATTATCATGTTCCAAAATGGTTATTGGGAAATAGATAATGTTAGTACAGCTCAATTCTTTGTAGGTAAAGACCCTGAATATCCTTATTTGGATGCTGCTGGTGAAAACCCATATGAAGAAGATTTAGGTCAGTTTGGTTACAATGTGTCTGTAATTTGTAAAGCACATTACACTCCATCTGATAAAGTTAATATAGAATTATCAAGATTATAATGGCTCAAAATAGATTAAATAAACCAACACCAAAAACCCAACGTGAGATAAGTGTTGAACAACATGTTGCATCTTATACTCCTGCTGGTAACCCAAACTATGCTGACCCTAATGTACCTGGTGTTAATCGTGCTTTACAAACATCCTTTAAAAATGATAATGTAAAACCTTTTAGTATTGGTATTAAAGATATTGATGAAGCTGTATATTATTATTTTGAGAATGTAATTCAACCTTCTGTTATGCAAAATGGTACTCGTTTACCTGTACCTGTAATTTATGGTTCTCCTGAAAAATGGAAATCATATCAAAAAGATGGATACTACAGAGATCAAAAAGGTAAAATTATGGCTCCTTTAATTATGTTTAAACGTAATTCAATGGATAAAGTTAGATCTATTGGTAATAAATTGGATGCTAATAATCCTCATAATTATAGTGTTTCACAGAAAAAATATGATGCTAGAAACTCATATGATAATTTTAAAGTATTAACAAATAGAATTCCTGAAAAACAGTATTATGCCACAGTAATTCCTGATTATGTTACTATAACATACACATGTGCTATATTTACATATTATGTTGAACAACTTAATAAAATTGTAGAAGCAATTGAATATGCATCAGATGCATATTGGGGCGATCCTCAACGTTTTAAATTTAATGCCCGAATTGATTCTTTTGGTTTCCAAACAGAACTTACTCAAAATGATGAACGTATTGTTCGTAGTACTTTTGATATTAAATTACATGGATATATTGTACCCGAAATTTTACAAAAAGATCTTAATTCAATTAAAAAATTCTCTGATAAAACTAAAATTATATTTTCAATCGAAGCTTCTTCAATAGATGCTCTGTATACTGGTCAAGAAAATACTAATGGAACAATTACTACCCCAGAAACCATTAAGGCACTAGAAATTAAGAAAAAAGTGAACGCAATATAACCTTGCCATATTTATACGAGATAAATCCTGAAGAATGGCTCAAGTAAGATTCCTAGACCAAGTTCCAGTTGGCGTATATAACATAGATCCCACCGGTACAGGTGGCGGCACAATTGATATATACCAAAATGGTACATTAGTTAGCTCTAGTGTACCTTACATTAACATTAGCGGTTCAGCTGATGTTCTAGGTTTTGCTCCATTTGGCACAGAAAATGGTGTTACAATTTACGTTTCAGGAGTAGGATTTCCATTCTCAGGTTCAGCAGAAATCACAGGTTCTTTAATCATTTCTGGTTCAGAATCTACCCCAATTATAATTCAAACCCTTCCCGTACAGGATATAGAATATGTTGTCACTTATAACCCAACTACAGGCGTTATAGGTTACGTAAATGCTACATCCGGTACAAGTGGTATAGCTGGAACTTCAGGTGCTTCTGGACAATCAGGAACAAGTGGTACTAGTGGTACAAATGGTAGCTCTGGTACTACTGGAGAATCAGGTACTTCAGGAGATTCAGGTTCATCAGGTACTTCTGGTACAAACGGTTCAGCTGGTACATCAGGTGCAAGTGAAGTTTCAGGAACCTCAGGCACTTCAGGGACAAGTGGAACAAATGGTTCAACTGGTACCTCAGGTGAAGACGGAGCTAGTGGTACATCAGGAGCAAGTGGTACTTCTGGTACTAATGGCTCAGCAGGAACAGCTGGAGAATCAGGTGCAAGCGAAACTTCAGGCACATCTGGTACCTCAGGCACATCCGGTACTTCAGGAACAAATGGTTCAAGCGGTACAGCAGGTGAATCAAGTGCTAGTGAAACTTCAGGTACTAGTGGTACATCAGGTACTTCTGGTACAAGTGGTAGTACAGGTACTTCTGGTACTTCAGGTGAAGATGGTACTTCAGGATTAAGTAGAACAAGTGGTACTTCTGGTACTTCAGGTACAAATGGTAGTTCTGGAACTGCCGGAGAATCAGGTTCAAGTGAAACATCAGGTACTAGTGGCACCTCAGGTACTTCAGGTACTAATGGTTCAGCCGGAACAGCTGGTCAATCAGGAGCTAGCGAAACTTCTGGTACTTCTGGTACCTCAGGTACAAGTGGTACAAATGGTAGTTCTGGAACCTCTGGTGAATCAGGCGCAAGTGAAACATCAGGTACTAGTGGTACATCAGGCACTTCAGGTACTAATGGTTCATCTGGTACATCAGGTGAATCTAATAATTCAGGAACAAGTGGTTCAAGTGGTACAAGCGGTACAAATGGTAGCGCAGGTACTTCTGGTGAAAGTAATATAAGTGGTACTTCAGGTTCTTCAGGAACTTCAGGTACTAATGGTTCAGCCGGAACAGCTGGTCAATCAGGAGCTAGCGAAACTTCTGGTACTTCTGGTACTAGTGGTACATCAGGTACAACTGGCACTTCAGGCACTTCAGGCGAATCAGGCACTTCAGGTACAACAGGTACCTCAGGTGTAAATGGATTTAATGGTGTTAGCGGAGCTTCAGGCTCTTCTGGTACAAGTGGTGTAGATGGTTCTTCAGGAACATCAGGCACTTCAGGTACTAGTGGTACAGCAGGTACAGCTGGTACAGCAGGTACAAGTGAAATATCAGGTACAAGTGGTACCTCAGGTACTTCAGGTACAAATGGTTCAAGTGGTACAGCAGGTGAATCAGGAGCTAGCGAAACTTCAGGTACTAGTGGTACTAGTGGTACAAATGGTTCAAGTGGTACTGCAGGTGCTGCTGGAGCTTCAGGTGAAAGTGCAACTTCAGGTACTTCAGGTTCAAGTGGTTCAACTGGTACTTCAGGATTAAGTGGTGAAAGTGCTACCTCAGGCACTTCAGGCACTTCAGGAACCGCAGGTACTTCTGGTACAAATGGCTCAAGTGGTACAGCCGGAGCAGATGGAGCTTCAGGTCAATCAGGCACTTCAGGCACAAGCGGTACATCAGGTTCTTCAGGTACTTCAGGTTTATCAGAGGAAAGTAAAACATCAGGTACTTCAGGTACAAGTGGTACATCAGGTACTTCAGGAACAAATGGTTCATCTGGTACCGCTGGAGCCGATGGTGCTTCAGGTGAAAGTGCTACCTCAGGTACAAGCGGAACATCAGGTTCTACAGGTACCTCAGGTTTATCAGGTAATAGCGAAACATCAGGTACATCAGGTACATCAGGTACTAGTGGAACTAGCGGTACAGCTGGTTCAGCGGGTACAGCAGGTGCCGATGGTGCTTCAGGCCAAAGTGCAACTTCAGGTACTTCAGGTACTAGTGGTAGTACTGGTACTTCAGGTTTAGCAGGTGCTAGTGAAACCTCAGGCACTAGTGGCACTTCAGGAACTTCAGGTACTTCAGGAACAAATGGTTCATCAGGAACAGCAGGTGCAGATGGCCAATCAGGTCAAAGTGCTACATCAGGTACTTCAGGTACCTCTGGCTCAACAGGTACTAGTGGTTTAGCAGGTTCAAGTGAAACCTCAGGTACTAGCGGTACTTCAGGTTCATCAGGAACAAGTGGTACAAATGGTAGTTCAGGTACAGCCGGAGCTGCAGGTCAAGCAGGCGAAAGTGCAACTTCTGGTACTAGTGGAACAAGTGGTTCTACAGGTACAAGCGGTTTAGCAGGTAATAGTGAAACCTCAGGTACTTCAGGTACATCAGGTACAAGTGGTACTTCCGGTACTAATGGTAGTTCAGGTACTGCAGGTGCAGATGGTCAATCAGGCCAAAGTGCAACTTCAGGTACAAGTGGTACTTCAGGTTCTACAGGTACTAGTGGATTAAGTGGTGAAAGTGGAAGCTCAGGTACAAGTGGAGACTCAGGTTCATCAGGTACTAGCGGTACTAATGGTTCATCAGGTACTGCTGGAGCAGCAGGTCAATCAGGTCAAAGTGCTACAAGTGGCACATCAGGTACTTCAGGTTCAACTGGTACTTCAGGATTAGCAGGTTCAAGTGAAACATCAGGCACTTCTGGTACCTCAGGTACAAGCGGTACAACAGGTTCTTCAGGAACATCTGGAGAATCAGGTAATAGTGAAACATCAGGCACAAGCGGAACTAGTGGAACTAGTGGTACCTCAGGTACAAATGGTTCAAGTGGTACTGCAGGTGCTTCAGGAAATAGTGAAACATCTGGTACTAGTGGTACCTCAGGTACTTCTGGTACTAATGGTAGTGCAGGTACAGCAGGTGCTGCCGGCCAATCAGGCCAAAGTGCTACAAGTGGTACCTCAGGTACAAGTGGTAGTACAGGTACTTCTGGTTTAGCAGGTTCAAGTGAAACTTCAGGCACTTCAGGCACTTCAGGTTCATCTGGTACTTCTGGTACAAACGGTTCAAGTGGAACAGCTGGAGAATCAGGTGCTAGTGAAACATCAGGTACCTCAGGTACCTCAGGCACCTCAGGCACCTCAGGCACAAATGGTTCTTCAGGCACTGCCGGTGAATCAGGCGCTAGCGAAACTTCAGGCACTTCAGGCACTTCAGGTACAAATGGTAGTACAGGTACTGCCGGAGCCGCTGGTCAATCAGGCCAAAGTGCAACTTCAGGTACTTCAGGTACTTCAGG